CCACCCGCGTGCTGCCGGCCAAGTGGATTGCTGAGCTGGTAGAGCGCGACTTGAAGCTGGGCACGCGCTACTGGGGCGTTGAGGGGCGCTTGTGGTCGGCCGAGAACCCCGACGCCTACGCGGGCGTCCACAACTTCGCCGGCGTCATGCTGGTGTTCGACGAGGCGAGTGGTATCGACGATGGCATATGGTCAGTGGCTAGTGGTTTCTTCACAGAGAACACGCCTAATCGTTTTTGGCTTGCTTTCAGCAACCCTCGCCGTAACAGCGGCTACTTCTATGAGTGCTTCAACAGCAAGCGAGAGTTCTGGCGAACCAAGACTGTCGACGCCCGAAGTGTGGAGGGAACTGACAAGGCCGTTTATCAGCAGATCATCGACGAATACGGACCCGACTCCAGCGCCGCTCACGTCGAGGTCTACGGGGAGTTCCCCAACGCCTCCGACGATCAGTTCATCGGAACCTTGCTCGTTGACGAGGCCATGGCGCGGGCACCGTCTAAGGACCCATCGGCACCGATTGTCGTGGGGGTGGACCCGGCGCGGTTCGGGGCGGACGCGACGGTGATCGCTATACGCCAAGGGAGGGACATCCTAGCTATCCGGCGGTTCCGCGGCGACGACACCATGGAGGTGGTCGGCCGGGTGATTGACGTTATAACTGAGTTCAGCCCGCAGCTCGTGGTGATCGACGAAGGTGGGCTAGGCGCGGGCGTCGTCGACCGGCTGAAAGAGCAGCGGTATAAGATCAGAGGCGTTAACTTCGGTAATAAGAGCATCAAGCCGCTGATGTATGGTAACAAGCGGGCTGAGATGTGGGGGGCGATGAAGGAATGGCTGAAGACGGCCAGCATCCCGAAGGATCGGTTTCTGAGGAGCGACCTGACGGGACCGATGATGAAGCCGGACTCGAAGGGAACGATCTTTCTGGAGAGCAAGAAAGATATGAAAAGCAGGGGCCTGGCATCCCCCGACGCCGCGGACGCGATAGCCATTACTTTCGCTTTCCCCGTAGCGCATCGAGAGGCTCGGGTAGACAATAGGCCACGCACAGCGTATGCTGGCGGCGCTGTTTCTTCTGGCTGGATGGCGTCATAATGGCTAAAAAAGCAATTCCTATGTCAAGCACCCCGCCGACCGAACCTTATGATCAACCAATATCAGGATGGTCTGGCAAAATATACCGAGACGTTGGCGCGGCAATGGGCGCAGGACGAGGGCTTGCCGGGATTTTAGGCCCTCTAGATTACGGCGTTATGGGCCGTTCGCCCCAAGCTGGCTATTTAGGTATGCCGGACGCCGAAACTACGCCAATGGCTAACCCCGCCGCCGTGCGGGCGTATACGCGCAATGCGCCGTATATGGAAGAGTTTATGTCCAACCCGCGTGATATGCTGTCGGAAATGTATAGGCTTCAAGAACTCATCAAAGAAGACCCTAACGATGTCGTCAGCCAATATAGAGCGCGTGTTTTGCGACAGGCGCTTGGCGATGTATTTGGTATGCAGGCTCCAGACCAGATAGACGAATACTATAAATACGCGCAAGCACCCTCGACGCCATCATTTACGCCAGCGCCCTCGACGCCGAAAAGACGTTGATGGCTAAGAAGTCCGTATCACTCGCGGTTGGCCGCGGCGAAAAGCTGCCGACCAAGCAAGGCGCTGGCCTGACGGCCAAAGGCCGAGCTAAATATAATGCCGCGACGGGGAGCAAGCTGAAGGCTCCGGCCCCTAACCCCAAGACAGAGGCCGACAAGGGTCGCAAAGAGTCATTTTGTGCCCGGATGTCTGCCGTAGCAGCAAAAGCCAAAAACGGCGAACGCGCTAAGGCCAGTCTAAAGAGGTGGAACTGTGGCAAGTAAGCCGGGGCTATACGCCAACATTCACGCCAAAAAGGCCCGCATTGCCGCCGGATCGGGCGAGAAAATGCGCAAGCCAGGCGCTAAAGGCGCTCCGACGGCCAAGGCGTTCAAAGAGTCCGCTAAAACGAGGAAAAAGTAATGCCTCTGGTCAAGAGCAGCAGCAAGGGCGCGTTCCGCAAGAACATTGCCGCTGAAATAAAGAGCGGAAAGAAGCCCGCTCAGGCGGCCGCAATCGCCTACGACGTGAAGCGCAAGGCTGCGGCCAAGAAAGGCAAGTCAAGTGGCTGCAAGTGACGTAAGAGACGCCGGGAAGGTAGCTAGCGCTGACGAAGGCGACGAACGGCTTGCCACCATGCGCCATCGCTTTACGGTGGCTCAGGCCGCCTATAGCGACACTCGTGAAGATGAGCTGGACGATCTGCGCTTCATGGCGGGCTCGCCCGACAACCAGTGGCAGTGGCCGGCTGACGTGCTGGCGACCCGCGGAGCGGTGCAGGGCCAGACGATCAACGCGCGGCCGTGCCTGACCATCAACAAGCTGCCGCAGCACGTTCGGCTCGTGACCAACGAGCAGCGCCAGAACCGGCCGCAGGGCAAAGTCATCCCGGCCGATGAGAACGCCGACCCGGCCGTGGCCGAGGTGTTCGACGGCATCATCAAGCATATTGAGTATCTGTCCGACGCCGACGTGGCCTATGATACGGCCTGCGACAACCAGGTCACCTACGGCGAGGGCTATATCCGGCTGATTACCGAGTATTGCCGCGAGGACAGCTTCGATCAGGACATCAAGATCGTCCGCGTTCGTAACAGCTTCTCGGTCTATATGGACCCGATGATCGAGGATCCGTGCGGCTCGGACGCGCGGTATTGCTTCATCACGGAAGACATTCCTAAGAAGGAATATGAGCGGCTTTACCCCGACGCGACGCCCATCTCGACGATGATGGCGCAGGGCGTGGGCGATCAGATGCTCAGCATGTGGATGAGCCAGGAAACCATCCGCATTGCTGAGTACTTTTACGTAGAGACGAAGCGGCACACACTCAATCTCTACCCGGATAATATCACGGCGTTCGACGGCACGCCGGAGGACCGCCGGCTGAAGGCTGCATATGGCAAGCCGCTGCGCTCGCGCGAGAGTGACCGCCGGCAGGTCAAGTGGTTGAAGACGAACGGTTATGAGGTGCTGGAAGAACGCGACTGGGCAGGCAAGAACATCCCGGTCGTGCGCGTCATCGGCAACGAGTTCGAGGTTGACGGGCAGCTCTACATTAGCGGTCTGGTGCGCAACGCGAAGGACGCGCAGCGCATGTATAACTACTGGGTCAGCCAAGAGGCAGAGATGCTGGCGCTGGCCCCGAAAGCACCCTTCATTGGCTACGGCGGCCAGTTTGAAGGGTATGAGATGCAGTGGAAGACGGCCAATACGAACAACTGGCCGTATCTGGAGGTTAACCCGGATGTCACCGACGGGGCTGGTAATACTCTCCCACTACCGGAACGCGCTCAGCCGCCGATGGCGCAGACTGGGCTTATCCAGGCCAAGATGGGCGCAGGCGAAGACATCAAAGCGACCACGGGTCAATACGACAGTTCTATTGGCGCTACCAGCAACGAACGAACGGGTCGCGCTATTCTGGCACGGGAGCGGCAGGGCGACACATCTACGTTTCACTATGTAGACAACATGAGCCGCGCGGTGCGCTATATCACGCGGCAGCTTGTCGACCTGATCCCTAAGATTTACGACACGCAGCGCGTGGCTCGCATCGTCGGCATCGACGGCGAGATCGGGATGGTGAAGATCAACCCGACGCAGACAGAAGCCGTTCGGGTTATCAAGGACCCGATCACGGGCGAGACAATCGACAAGATTTATAATCCGAACGTCGGGCTTTACGACGTTATGGTCACGACTGGCCCGAGCTACATGACCAAGCGGCAGGAAGCCATGGACGGCATGTCCATGATCTTGCAGTCAAATCCTGAGCTGTGGAAGGTAGCGGGCGACCTGTTCATCAAGAACATGGATTGGCCTGGCGCGCAGGAAATGTCGGCGCGGTTTGCGCGTATTCTGGACCCGAAGGTTCTGGAAAAGACTGACGAGTCACCGGAAGCGCAGATGATGCGAGCGCAGATGAATGACATGGCGAACCAGATGGAGCAGACGACGGCGCTGATCCAGCAGCTTCAACAGTCCTATGACATGCAAAAGCTGGCAATTGACGAGCAAAACAGCCAGATCAAGGCTTACGAAGCCGAGACACGGCGAATGCAAGCGTTAGCAAACAGCATGACGCCCGCGCAGATCCAAGATATTGTGCAGGGGACCATTGCGGCGGCGCTGGATATGGGCGACATCGTGCCCAACGTGCCGCAGGGGCAGGTTTTACCGGAGTTTGAGCAATGAGTTGCGCTGATCTGATCGGCCATCTGTTTCTGGCGCGCGACGTGTCGCATAGCGTCCATTTGAACACCCGCTCATACGCCAAGCATAAGGCTTTGGGCGGGTTTTATGGCAGGATTATCGACTTGGCCGACGATCTGGCGGAGACTTATCAGGGTAAATACGGGCTGATCGGCCCGATTACGCTGCATTCGGCTAAAAAGACCGGCAACATCGTTGAGTTCCTTGAGGATTCGCTGGCCGAGGTCGAAAAAGCCCGAAAAGAGTATGAAGACGATACGGCCTTGCAGAACATCATAGATGAGATCGTTGGCTTGTATCGGAAAACCCTGTATAAACTTAAATTCTTGGCGTGAGGACATCATGGGCCTGAAATCAATCACCGTCTGTCTCGGTTATCAACAGATTACCTCTCTTAGCTCTGCCGCCCAGCTGACGCCTCCGCAGGGGGCGACTTTGGCGCTTATTGTGCCGGAATCGCAGAATGTGCGATGGCGCGATGATGGCATTGATCCTACGGCAAGCGTTGGTATGCCTATTTTTGTCGGGGCGTCCCTGAGCTATGACGGCGACTTCAATAAAATTAAATTTATCGAAGAAACCGCCAGCGCCAAACTCAACGTCAGTTATTACGCATGACCCTCCGGCAGCGGTCCATAAACGGCGACGAGATGCGGCTGCGTCCTCAATTGCAGATTTATCCGACTGCAAGCGAGGCTGGCTTTGGGCCGCACATGCCAGACACAGCGCAAGGCGGTTCGGGGCCTATCCCGTCGCAAGCGATCTTCGACCGCTTTGACGTGCCTGTGTTGGATCGCTTCGGCGCAGAGATCGAGACGAGGACGTAATGTCTTACATTTACAATTTAACCGACACTTGGAACGCCGCCGGCACGACGTTTGCCGGCATCAAGATGGTCGTCACCAATACGGCTTCCGGCGCAAGCTCCAAACTGCTCGACTTCAGCGTTTCGGGCGCCACGAGCTGCGCTTTTTCCATTGATAAAAGCGGGAATGGCTATCTCTCTGGCGCGTTGGGCGTCGGCGCAACAGCGGGGCTAGGAATATCCTTGGACGCCGGCGGTATCGCGGTTCCGCAAGTCCGAGCTTTATCGACTACTAATGCAGTTGATACGCGCGTCCTGTCTAACGGCACTAACAGCGTTGGCACTATAGGGACATATTCTAACCACGACATTATTTTTGCTGCTAACACCGCTGAACGAGCCCGAATACAAGCATCGACCGGGAATTTTGGTATTTCTACGTCGGCTCCCACCGCAGCGATTGATGTCGGCCGCGCAACAGCATCCGGCACCACGGATGCTATGCAAAAGTGGACATGGAACGCTGGCGCGACGACTTGGGGCCTTCGGCTAGACCTAATTCATACGGGATCGGCAATTGATTTCGCTTACCGCATCAGAAACGGCACTACGTCGGATGTTGAAGCGTTTTATGTAAAGTCAAACGGGCTTATTGGGTTTGGCACGACGACGCCCACGGCTAAAGTTGACATAAATAGCGACACCATTCGTTTGCGCACCACCAAAACACCGGCATCTGCAACGGCTGCGGGTAACGCCGGCGATATTTGTTGGGACTCTAGCTATGTCTATGTTTGTGTCGCCGCAAATACATGGAAACGCGCTGCTATAGCGACTTGGTAAGGGCTACACGATGGCGAACACATATTCATGGGTTATTTCTCAGCTAGAGACATACCCGCAAATAGATAGCCGCGCGAATGTTGTTTTTAACATTCATTGGCGACGGCAAGCGACGGATGGCAAAGGCCATCATGGCGATGTGTATGGCTCGCAAGCAATTGAATATGATTCTTCCGCGCCTTTCACGCCGTATGAAAACCTTACCGATGCTCAAGTAATTGGCTGGTTAGCGGCTGCTATCGGAAATGAGCAGCTCGCTACTTACGATGGTTTGTTAGACCAGCAGATTGCTGACCAAATACGTCCTCCAATTAGCAATCCGCCATTGCCTTGGGCTTAAAAGTTGACAAATAGATATTAAACAAATATCTATGAACAATCGACTAGCCGGATAGCTAGGTAAAAGGAGAATCGCGTGAGCGATAAAGACCAGGCTGTAGCGGAAATCAGCCCCGCGCCGGAACCGGAAGCTACGGCAGCACCGGAATCTGTTGATACGACGCCGGAGGAACAGCAGCCTACAAAATCGTTCTCTCAGGAAGAGTTAGACGCGATTGTAAGCAAGCGCCTTGCAAGAGAACAGCGCAAATGGGAAAGAGAGCAGGCCCAACGGCTTGCGGAGCAACAGGCTAGACAGCCTGTAGCGCCTCCTCCCGCGCCGGATGATTTTGAGTCAGCTCAGCACTATGCGGAAGCATTGGCTGAACAGAAGGCTCAGGAACTTCTAGCGCGTCGGGAAGCCGAAGCCCAACAGGCGGCTATTCTTGACAGCTATAAGGACCGCGAAGAGGAAGCTAGGGACCGATACGAGGATTTTGAACAGGTCGCGTATAACCCCAATCTCCCCGTCACGGACATTATGGCTCAGGCGATTCAGTCTTCCGATATTGGGCCTGAAGTCATTTATTGGCTAGGGTCCAATCCGAAGGAAGCGGCTCGCATATCCCGTCTGTCGCCCGTCTTGCAGGCAAAAGAGATCGGGAAGATAGAGGTCAACCTGACTTCTAACCCGCCGGTTAAGAAAACCTCAACCGCGCCCGCCCCTCTTGCTCCTGTCACGGCTACCCGATCAAACTCAGGTCCAAGATACGACACAACTGACCCCCGGTCACTTAAGTCGATGTCAACTTCGGACTGGATCGAAGCGGAACGGCTAAGGCAGATCAAGAAGTGGGAAGCGCAGAATCGGAGATAAAGGATGTCTAATTCGCTTCTTACTATTGACATGATTACTCGCAAGGCTCTTGAAATCCTTGAGAATAATCTTGTCCTGACCCGCACCGTCAACCGTCAGTAAACGTAAGTCTAGCTGACGTTAAACCCCGTTAATTGCTGGAAACCCCTTAGAGCCACATGCACCACAGCGTAGTTAGAAATGACAAGCGCGACGGTCTAAAAAGCCTGTGGATTGGGCAATCAGCAGCCAAGCATCTTATCACTTACTGTGATATGATGAAGGTCCAACGACTAGAGCGAAAGCTCGTAGGGCCAAGCGGCCCGAAATGCGGGGTAGATATGAAGCGTGACTTGAGAACGCGATTTTTCGCAAAGGTGGAAATACGTGAGAGCGGTTGCCATGAATGGACGGGATGCCTGATGCCTAACGGCTACGGTCAATTCCACAAAGACGGCAAGACTGCCTACGCTCACCGTGTAGCTTTTGAATTGGCTTACGGCGACCCGGGTAAGGCTTACATTCTTCATTCATGCGACAACCGTAAATGTGTGAACCCCGAGCATCTGTTCGCCGGAGATTTCGACGCCAACATGCAAGACATGGTGGACAAGAATCGACAGGCCTCTGGAACTCGAAATGCACACGCAAAACTCACGGAAGACCAAGTGCGAGCAATCCGCGCTTTTCAGGGCACGAACCGCGAGATAGCGGCTCAATACGGGGTGACGCCTTCACTGGTGTCTATGATCCGTAGCGGGCGTATTTGGCGTCATATCTAAAGATATAGTCTGATCTGCCGTGAAAGCGGCAGCCGCGTAAGCGGAAGCAGAACTAGCGATCTGCTTTGAACACGATGATGACGACTCGTTTGCCGTTGAAGGCGCGAAGATCGGCTCGACCCTCCGCATCCGTCTGCCCGACCGCGCTTTGGTCACGGACGGCGCTGCGCTCCAGGTTCAGGATGACAACGAGCAGTACACCACGCTCGCCGTCTCCAGCCAGAAGCATATCGGCGTGAACTTCACGACTGCCGAACTGACCATGCAGCTCGACGATTTCGCTGAGCGCGTGCTGAAGCCTCGTATTTCGCAGCTTGCGGCCTCTATCGACGCCGACGTTGCGAACAGCTTCAAGTATATCGGCAACTCGGTCGGCACGCCCGGCACGACCCCGGCCACCTCGCTGGTTCTGTTGCAGGCGCAGCAGAAGCTCAACGAGAACGCCGCTGTCATGTCGCCGCGCTATGCGACGGTCAATCCGGCTGCTAATGCCGCGCTGATCGAAGGCATGAAGGGCCTGTTCAACCCGGTTTCGGCCATCAGCAAACAGTTCAAGAACGGCATGTTCGGTGAAGGCATTCTCGGCTATGACGAGCTGAATATGTCGCAGTCGATCAAGCAGTTCACGACCGGTTCGCGCGCCGGCACTGTGACGGTCAACGCTTCGGTTACGGCTGAAGGTTCGACGACTGTGGTCCTGACGGGCCTTGGCTCGACGACCATCAAGGCTGGCGACGTGTTCACCATCGCTGACTGTTACGCCGTCAATCCGCAGACCCGTGAATCGACTGGTTCGCTGTATCAGTTTGTCGCTCTGGCGGACGTTACGGCTTCGACGACCGCTTCGGTCACGGTCCCAGCCATGTATTCGGCTGGCCAGGCGCTCGCGACGGTTGACGCTCTGCCGCAGTCCGGTAAGGCTGTCACCTTCGTCGGCGCTGCCTCGACCCAGTATCCGCAGAACCTCATTTACCATCGTGACGCTATTGCGTTCGCCACGGCTGACTTGCTCATGCCGCAGGGCGTCGACATGGCTTCGCGCCAGGTTCACAACGGCATCTCGCTCCGCGTTGTTCGTCAGTATGACATCAACAACGACCGTCTGCCCTGCCGTATTGACGTTCTGTATGGTTACAGCGTCATTCGTCCGCAGATGGCGGTTCGTCTTTGGGGCTAACGAGATGGGGCTTCGGCCCCATCTTCATCTCAGACAAAGGAGCAATAGATCATGGCTATCACTACTCAGGGCGCGTCTTATCCGCTCGAATCGTTCGGCCCGACGCCGCCGCTCTCGCAGGGCACGGGCGGCTATCAGGTCGGCGCTGGCAATGGCGGCGACATGCTGTTTCGCGTTACCCCGGCTCCGGCTACACTGACTTCTGGTGCTACGCTGACCGGCGATCAGGTTCTTACGGGTCTGATCCTCGGTTCGCCGGGCTCGTCGGCTGCGTCTTACCAGCTTCCGACTGTTGCGGCGCTTGAAACGGCGCTTCCGTCGGCGGCTAAGGTTGGTGCGACGATTGATTTCTCGGTTCTGAACGTCGACGGTTCGGGCTCGGGAGTCATTACGCTGACGACCAACACTGGTTGGACGCTGGCTGGTCTTATGACCGTTGTGGCTACCGCCGGCACGGCGCAGGCGTTCCGCGCTCGCAAAACCGGTTCCGGCACTTGGACGCTTTACCGCGTCGCCTAACACTAGGAGAAGGCAATGCCTAACACTAAACCTGTCGGCGTCGCCTTCTCTGATCCCGAACTCGTGGCTGGCACGACCATCACGGGTGCGACGATCAGTGGAGGCACTATCTCCGGCGCTACCTCTGTCTCGGCGGCTGATGTTACGACGACTGGCGGGCTTTACTTGAAGTCCGCTACTGTTGCCGCGACGGGCACCGATCAGGCTACGGCCGCGTCTGTCTCGGATGGCTTTACGCTTGTGTCGGCAGCAGATGGCACCAAAGGCATTAAGTTGCCGGCGGCTGTTGCTGGCCGCACGGTCATTCTGAAGAACAACGCTAACGCTGTTCTGAAGGTTTGGCCGGCTTCGGGCGATGCTGTAAATGCTATTGCGGCGGATTCCAACTATGTCTTGGCGGCTTTTACGTCCTCGCTTCTGGTGGCGTATGACTCCACGACTTGGTATTCTGTCCCGCTTCTGGCGTCTTAATTCAATCTTACGGGCGGGCTATGGCCCGCCTGGCCCTTACCATAGGTGTAAAATGGCGGTTATTTATTTGCGTCATGCTATTCATGGCGTTAAGATTGCTACGCTTGAAATGGAAGCCGAAGCTGATGAGCAAAACGGCTGGGAAAGGATTGAGCCTAATGACCCGCCTGTTCCGTTTATTCGTCACCGTTCTCGCCGCCGCGTCTCCGAGCCAGTTAAAGGCGCAGACCTACACACAGATGCAATGGGGAATGAACAAGGGTGTAACACCTTATCAGTTCGGCGCGAACATTAACGGCACTTGGCGTGTTCTAGGCTCTGTGACATCTGGCGGCGTCTGGCAAATCCCGACATCAAGTCTGTATTATTATCGGACTGGGACCGCTACCGATCAACTTGGCCGTAATTACACGGCCGGCGTAATGGCTTTAGGCGCAAACAATTTCAACATTAACACGCCTCTCGCCAATTCTGAAAATATTGCCTATGGCGTGAGTGTGCTTACAAATCTTACGACTGGGTTTCAGAACATTGCGTTTGGAAATTGGGCCCTTGCATCTTTGACTACAGGCTATGGCAACTTGGCCATAGGCCAGCAAGTTATGCAGGGCTCAACTACTGGCGTTTTTAACACCGGCGTTGGCACCGCCGTTATGCGGTATCTTGACGATACCGCCGCCCCAACAACGGGAAATGTCGCCCTTGGCCACGGGGCTATGGGTGGCGATGATTGGGGCTATTATGCTTTGACAGGCTCCGGCAACACGTCTCTTGGAAGTTGGTCCATGCAAGAACTTACAGCCGGCGCACGAAATGTGGCGGTAGGCATGAACGCCGGGATGAATATCCAGGACGGCAATGATAATGTTGCAATAGGATTCAGCACACAAGTTTGTTCGTTTGACGCGTATAACACCCGTGTGCCAGGAGGGTGTTCAGCAACCGCAAACATCGCTATTGGGTCAAACGCGTTACAGACTAATAAAGCGACGGGTAATATCGGCATTGGGTATTTTGCGCTGAACAACAATACCACAGGCGATAATAATATAGGCATCGGGCTCAACGCGCTAAAATCTACGACGACCGCGCAAGGCAATCTGGCCATCGGAAATCTAGCTCTTCAGCAAATGACCAGTGGAGGGTTCAATGTTGGTCTGGGCGGGTATACGTTGTTTGCCGCTGGAGCAAAGAGCTATAACGTCGCTATAGGATGGGGTTCCGGTCAAGGCATGACAACTGGTAATGGTAACGTCGCTGTCGGGTTTGCTTCACTCAATAATACAGTTACCGGCGCAAATAATACTGTTATCGGCGCGTATGCAGGGCAAAGCGTGACTAATCAGATTAATACGACATCTATTGGGTTTCAGGCTGAACCAACAAAAAACAATCAAGTCGTTCTCGGAAATTCTAGCGTTACAGAAGTAAAAACGTCGGGTGTCGTTGTTGCGGCTGGGGCTACATTGTCTGGCCCGCTTCAGTTGGCTCAATATACCGTCGCAACATTGCCAACTTGCAATGCAGGATCGCAGGGACAGCTTGTATATGTGTCGGATTCTACGCCGCCAACATATGACGGTCTCGCAACCGGCGGTGGCGTCTACAAAGTGCCTGTATTTTGTAACGGGGCCAATTGGCTCAATCACTAACGACGCACGAAATGACCCGCGCGTTTTGTAATGGCCGTTACATGAGCATGGTGGGTCACATTGCCATGTGCAGAAAGAACGGATGGTCATGATTACCGCCGTCACTCGACAACAATTTTTCGCCGCCCTTGCAGCGGCGAACAAAATGAACGACGTCTATATGGGCATATCTGCGGACGCAAATTACCCAGATTGGATTGAGTTCTGGTCTGCAAAATGGGTTGTAGTTGGCGATCCTTTATATGTGGCGGTTCAAACAACACTGAACTACACATCAGACCAAATGTTAGCGTTATTTGAATCCGCCGCGCAGGTGCCCGCATGACGACCGTTACCCGCCAGCAGTATTTTACCGCCCTAGCTCAATTGGGCGACATGAATTTATTGTATCAAGCGGTTCCGGCCAGCGCTGATACGATTCAATGGATTGAATTTTGGTCGGCGGAATATGTCACGCTTAATGACCCTATTTCGGTTCTAACCCAGTCGTCGCAGGGGTGGACAGACCTGCAAATGCTTGCGTTGTTTAACGCGGCAAGTCTTGTTCCAGTTGTCGACCCTTATGCCGTGACCACTTTCAGCGCAACTGTGACTCGGCAGCAGTATTTTACTGCTCTAGTCCAGTTGGGGGATATGAATTTGCTGTATCAAGCGATCCCCGCTGATGCAGATACCGTTGAATGGGCCGAGTTTTGGACGGCCGAATACATTACCTTCAACGATCCTATTTCGGTTCTAACCCAGTCGTCGCAGGGGTGGACAGAAGGACAGATGATCGCGTTGTTTAACGCGGCGCAAAACATTCCTCTTGCAGTTCCTTCGACATCAAACACCGTAACATCGACGGCTAATGCCCAGATTAACGGCGCTTTGCGACTTCTTGGCGTGCTGGCGGAAGGCGAAACGCCGTCTGCCGAAACGTCGCAGGATGCTTTGTTCGCTCTTAATCAGATGATCGACAGTTGGAATACCGAGCGGCTAGCGGTGTTTTCCACTCAAGATCAAGTGTTTTTGTGGCCGGCTGGCGAACTTAGCCGCACGCTTGGGCCGTCTGGGGATTTTCGCGGCAACCGTCCGGTGCTGCTGGACGATGCGACGTATTTCCGCGACCCGCAAACCAATGTGTCTTACGGCATCAAAATCATCAACCAACAGCAATATGATGGCATCGCCGTTAAGACTGTCACCAGCACTTATCCACAGGTCATATGGGTTAATATGACCTATCCAAACATCGAAATGTATGTCTATCCAAAGCCGTTGCGGCAGTTGGAATGGCACTTTGTTTCGGTAGAGGAACTGGCCAATCCGGCGACGCTCGGCACAACGCTGGCGTTTCCGCCGGGTTATCTGCGCGCTTTCCGCTATAATCTAGCCTGCGAGCTTGCGCCTGAGTTTGGCGTTGAACCGTCTGCGCAAGTGCAGCGCATCGCCATGTATAGCAAGCGCAACCTGAAGCGCATCAATAACCCCGATGATATTATGGCTCTGCCTTATAGCATCGTCGGCACGCGCCAGCGGTATAACATCTACGCCGGGAATTTCTGATGCAGACGCCCATCCTCGGCTCTAGCTATGTGGCCCGCAGCGTCAACGCTGCGGATAACCGCATGGTTAATCTTTTTCCCGAGATTGTGCCCGACGGCGGCAAGCAGCCAGCGTTCCTCCAGCGAACGCCAGGGCTTCGTAAACTATTGCAGTTTCCCACCGGGCCTGTCCGTGGCCTATGGACTTTTGGTGATTATGGATATGCTGTCTCCGGCAATCGGTTTTACAAGATCGCTTCCGACTGGACCTTTGAAGACAAAGGCGGCGTCCCCGGCTCAAACCCAGTCAATATGGTCGATAACGGCACGCAGCTCTTTATTGCCGATGGCGCAACTGGTTACATCTACAATGCCAATACGGACGTGTTTGCGCAGATCACCGACCCGGACTTTGCGGGCGCGGTTGGTGTCGGGTTTATCGACGGCTATTTTGTCTTTAACGAGCCTAATAGTCAGAAGTTCTGGGTTACGACGCTATATGACGGCTCGTCAGTGGACCCGCTGGACTTTGCCAGCGCCGAAGGTTCGCCGGACAATCTTGTCACGCTAATAGTGGATCACCGCGAGGTCTGGTTGTTTGGCGAAACTTCCGTAGAAGTCTGGTATAACGCCGGGCTTCCTGACTTCCCGTTGGCCCGCATCCAAGGCGCGTTTAACGAGATCGGGTGCCAGGCGGCATATTCGGTTGCCAAGCTGGATAACGCTTTGTTTTGGCTCGGTAAAGACGCGCGCGGCAACGGCATTGTCTACCGGTCCAAGGGCTATACCGGCGAGCGCGTATCGACGCACGCCGTCGAGTGGCAAATCCAACAATATTCAACGCTTGCAGACGCGGTGGCTTATACTTACCAGCAGGACGGCCATGCGTTTTACGTGCTGAATTTTCCGACTGCTAACACGACTTGGGTGTTCGACGTGTCGACGGGCGTTTGGCACGAGCGCGCCGGGTGGGAAAACAGCCAGTTCACACGGCACCGCGGTCAGTGTCAGATGAACTACAACAACGAGATCGTTATAGGCGACTACGTTGCGGGCGTTCTCTACGCCTACGATATGAACGTCTACGTCGAGGCAAACACTGTTCAGCGTTGGCTTCGGTCATGGCGGGCGCTCCCGACTGGGCAGAACGACCTAAAACGCACGGCGCAACACAGCCTCCAGCTCGACTGCGAGTCTGGCGTCGGGCTTACAACAGGCCAAGGTAGCGATCCGCAGGTTATGCTACGATGGTCCGACGACGGTGGACATACGTGGTCAAACGAACATTGGAAATCAATGGGCCAGATTGGCCAATACGGCAAACGCGTTATCTGGCGGCGGCTTGGCATGACCCAGAAAATCCGCGACCGTGTTTACGAGGTATCCGGCACTGACCCGGTTAAGATCGCCATTATGGGCGCGGAACTCATTCTGAGCCCGACTAATGCCTGAAAACATCTCACAAATCCCCGCTTCGCGCGTCCCGATCACGTTCACGGAACTGATCTCGCGGGAGTGGTATCGGTTCTTTTACAACGTGTTCTCGGCACTCGGCAGCGGTTCGCTGCGCTATGGCACGTTCTTTGACACAACCGACCAGACGGCCGCCGCTACCAATACGGCCTATGCTATTACGTTTAACAATACAGACTTGTCGGCTGGCGTTTACCGAGGAACGCCCACGTCGCGTATCTATGTGGACCGGCCCGGCGCGTATAATTTCCAGTTCTCAATCCAGCTCGAAAGCACTACCGGAACTGCAAAAGATATTTACATCTGGGCTCGCGTTAACGGGACGGACGTTCCTAACTCGGCCACAAAAGTCCATACTCAAGGCTCTAACCAAGCCTATGTTGCCGCTTGGAATTTTGTGCTAAGGATGAATACAGGTGATTATTTTGAGCTTATGTGGGCGACCACTAACACTGGAGTGCAGATTCTAGCCGACCCGGCGACCGCTTTCTGCCCTGCCATTCCATCGGTCATCTTGACCGTATCGTGCAATATAGGTGAATAATGGCGGTCCTTA